GGATTTCTGTATGGCGCAGGTCCTGCCAAGATTGGTTCCATCGTTGATGGTTCCGAGAAGGAAGGGCGTAAGCTTATCAACAAATTCATGAAGGCAACCCCTGCTCTCAAGCAACTACGGGATGCTGTCGGTGCTGCAGTTGAAAAGAACAATCACTTAGCTGGACTAGATGGAAGAATACTTCCGGTTCGTTCACCCCATGCGGCACTCAATACCTTACTACAGGGTGCTGGTGCGCTGCTAGCCAAGCAAGCCACAGTAATACTTTACCAAAATCTAACCGCTAAAGGTTACAAGTGGGGCGAAGACTATGCCCAAGTTGCTCACGTCCATGACGAGGTGCAGCTCATCGCTAGAAAGGAGATAGCTGATGACGTTGGAAGAGAAGCAGTTAAATCTTTTCAACTCGCTGGAGACCACTTCAAGTTCCGGTGTCCAATCACAGGCGAGTACAAGGTCGGTTCAAATTGGGCGGACACTCACTAAAAATCCTAACTCGATCTATGTCCGAGAAATGGTCCGCCAACGAAAACGAGAACTGGTCGCCTATAAGGGCGGTCGGTGCGAACGATGTGATGAAGAATACCACCCCAATGTATTTGAATTCCATCATTACGATGACACGCTCAAAAGGTTTGGGGTCTCCCAATCTAACATGCAGAGGTCATGGACCAACCTAATAACAGAAGTCGATAAGTGTCACCTCCTCTGTGCCAATTGTCATCGTGAAGTTCACACCTTCAACATCCCTAAGTTTATTAAAATCTAACCGTTAAGGACTACTAATGACTGATGTATCTTACATGACCCATATGGGTTCAGACGATCTGGTTGCTGATGCAGCCCGCGTATCGTTTTCTAAACAGGCTGACGGTTACAGTGAGGCCCGTAACAATGGCTTGATAAACTTCCTAGCCAGAGAGCAGCACTACCATCCCTTCTCTCACCCACAGGCTACCTTCCGGTGCAGCGCACCAATCTTCGTAAGCCGACAACTGGCAAAACACCAAGTGGGTGGTACATGGAACGAAGAGAGCCGTCGATATATCAAGACCCCGCCAGCTTACTGGAAGCCTAAGTTCTTTCGGGGTGCTGCAGAGGACGTGAAGCAAGGCTCATCGCCTGACGCACATCGACGTAGCGAAGAGTTCCTCGAAGAATACCACGACATCTGCATTGATGCGATTGCTACATATAACAAGATGATAGCCCTCGGCATCTGTGCTGAACAAGCTCGGGCCATCCTACCTCAAAGCACAATGACCGAGTGGGTATGGACAGGCTCTCTCCTGTTCTGGTCGCGGGTCTACAACCTTCGCATCAAGTCCGACACTCAACGAGAGACACAAGATTTTGCCGACCTTCTAGGCGAACAGATGTCCTCACTATTTCCACAATCATGGGAGGCCCTCACCGATGGATGAGAACATTGATCTAGTAGTATTAACTACCATGTCTCAGTGCATAGCAAAGCTTGCAGAAGTGCATGACAAGACTGCCGATAAGGGGATGCAGAACATCGTACATGATGCTGCCCTTATCTGCCTAACCATGATGGCTCCTCAAGATGACGATGATGGGGAACGAGGTATCGTGATGGCCTTTTCTGGGGGCAAGATGCAATGAAGTTCCTCATCGATGCAGACATTGTAGCGTTCAAAGCTGGAGTCAGTACCGAGCGTCCTATCGATTGGGGCGATGGCCTATGGACCCTTCACGCCCATGAGAGCGAGGGTATCGACTACATCCATAAGTACCTCGAGAGGGTGACGGATGCACTTGGTCATGGGGAGTTCAAACTCTTCATCACCGATCCGGTTAACTGGCGTAAAGATATCCTCCCGTCCTACAAAAGTAACCGGAAGAATACTCGCAAGCCTCTGACACTTTCACCTCTCCGTAAGTACATGGTTGAAGAGATGGATGCTGTCATGGTTGCGGGTATGGAAGCTGATGACCTCCTCGGCATCACAGCTACCAATGAGCCAGACTGCGTGATTGTCAGTGAGGATAAAGACCTTGCAACAATTCCGTGTCAGCTCTTCAACCCTGCTAAAGATGAAGCGGCACGAACTATCACTGAGCTTGAAGCTGATTACTTTCATATGACCCAAGCTTTAACTGGGGATGTAGTGGATGGATATACAGGCCTAGCTGGGTGCGGTCCCAAAACAGCAGAAAAAATTCTCGAGGGTTGTGTCAATACCACCGAGATGTGGGCCGCAGTGGTTGAAGCTTACGCCAAAAAGAAACTCTCAGAAAACGTCGCACTCGTGCAGGCGCGGGTTGCCCGCATCTGTCGCAATACCGAGTTCGACTTCAACACAGGAAAGGTAGTTCTATGGACACCCCCGACATTATAAACAGACCAGCTCATTACACTCAGTATGCCATTGAGCCTATCGAGTTCATTATGCGTAATGACCTACCTTTCCATATTGGTAACATCGTTAAGTATTCCCTACGTGCTGGCAGCAAACTCTATGAAGGCATGGACGGACGGGAGAGTGAGATTACCGATCTAGGTAAGGTCATTCGCTACTGCGAGATGCGCATCCACCAACTCAAGGGGGAGAGCATACTATGAAGTTCACCATCATTACCCAAAAGAACTGCAAGTATTGTCTGAAAGCTGCGCAGCTCCTCGATGATGCTGGACTTGATTGGGAGGGTATCCCTCTCGCAGACGCCCCTGTCCATAAAACCCTGATGGGTATGGCAAACCTCACAACTGTACCACAAATCTTTCGACCCGATGGGGCGCTTGTCGGTGGCTATGAAAATCTTCAAGCATATTTAGGACGAACATAATGGCCACTGTAACAAAGCTAAACGATTACCAAGACCTAGCGGCTACGACCGCAGTCTACCCAAAGGATAAAGCTCTCGAGTATCTCAGCTTGGGCCTCGCCTCAGAGGTGGGTGAGTTAACAGGTAAGCTAGCCAAGTGGTATCGCAAAGACGGTACATATCCACGGGAAGATATCCTCGATGAGCTGGGCGATTGCCTTTGGTTCATCAGTGAGTTTGCGCGGCAACATAACCGCAAGCTCTCAGACTTAGCCCAGAACAATCTAGATAAACTAGCGTCCCGAAAAGCTCGGGGTACGCTTAAAGGTAATGGTGATAACAGATGACTAATGATGTACGGGCGCAGGTGGTAACACGCCGGACCTACAACCGCCCTCTCAATGATGAAGGCACTGTATTTGAAACATGGCCGGAGACAGTGGGCAGAGTAATCACCCACCAGCAATGGCTATGGGAACGCTCAAAAGGTGAGAAGCTTAACCAAGGAGAAGTTGGTGAGCTGGAAGAGTTCCGCGAGTTGATGCTCTCTCGTAAGGCTACAACATCAGGTCGCACACTGTGGCTCGGTGGTACGGACGTAGCTAAGAAGCATGAGGCTTCGCAGTTTAACTGTAGCTTCGGGCGTATCGAGACAGTCCATGACGTAGTTGATGCGTTCTGGTTGTTGCTGCAAGGCTGTGGCGTAGGCTTCGAGCCTGTAGTGGGTACGCTGAATGGCTTCGCTCGTGAGACAGAGATTGAAGTATGGCGTTCAGAGCGTTCCAATAAAGGTCGTGAAGAGAACGTGACCGAGAGTACAGTCACTGAAGAAGGCTACCGCATCTATCGTATCTCGATTGGCGATAGTGCTAAAGCTTGGGCAAAGGCCTTGGGTAAAATCATGGCACTCAAGGACCCTGTAGATCGTCTCATCCTAGACTACCGTGAAATCCGCCCAGCAGGTACACGCCTGAAAGGTTACGGCTGGATTTCATCTGGTGATGACACGCTCCACATTGCGTTGAGCCGCATCTGCGACATCATGAACAAGCGTTCCGGCGAACTGCTAACACGCATGGATATCCTCGATCTACTTAACCATATGGGTACTACACTATCCTCACGTCGATCTGCAGAGATTGCAGTGATGCCTGTCGATGACCCTGAGATTGATGACTTCATTACAGCTAAGAAAGATTTCTGGCTGCATGATAACGCACACCGTCAGCAATCTAACAACTCCTTGATGTTCTATAAGAAGCCTACCAAGTGGGAACTATCTTACATCTTCGAGAGAATGTTAGAAGCTGGTGGCTCCGAGCCGGGCTTTATCAATGCTGAAGCTGCTTTGAAACGTGCCCCACACTTCAAGGGAGTTAATCCGTGCGCAGAAATTCTGTTAGGAAACAAGAGTTTCTGTAACCTAGTTGAGGTAGATTGGGGTAAATACCTAGATGACTTCGAGGGTTTGACGAAAGCTGTGTACCTAGCAGCCCGAGCAAACTACCGCCAGACTTGTGTAAACTTAGATGATGGTATCTTGCAGCGTTCATGGCACGAGTTGAATGAGTTCCTCCGTTTATGCGGCGTAGGCGCTACAGGCATCGTGAAGTGGATGGACCACCAAGGTTATCTATATAACAACGTACCATCGATGTTGGAGAATATCGCAGCCTCTGCCCGTCAGGGTGCTAACGATATTGCAGATGATCTGGGGCTACCACGGGCGAAGCTTGTTACAACTATCAAGCCAAGTGGAACCCTGTCAAAGATCATGTCGACTACGGAGGGAGTCCACAAGCCACTTGGTAAGTACCTCTTCAATAACGTGACCTTCTCCAAGCACGATCCAATCGTACCTATCATGACTGCAGCTAACTACACAGTCATCGAGAAACCTTTCGAACCTGACAGCGTCTTGATTACCTTTCCGGTAGCCTATGACGATGTGAAGTTTGACGAGGTGGATGGTAAGTTCGTGAACCTCGAAACCGCTGTGCAACAGTTGGACCGCTACGGTCTTATGATGAAACACTACGTCGATCATAATTGCTCAGTAACAATCAGCTACTCACCTGACGAAGTACCAGCCATCATTGAATGGATCATGAACAACTGGGACCTCTATGTAGGTGTGTCATTCATTTATCGTAATGACCCGACAAAGACTGCGGCAGACTTGGGCTATGCCTACCTGCCTCAAGATGTCGTGTCTCAAGAAGTATATGATGAATACGTTTCAAAATTGTCACCAGTAGATATCGAGAATGCCAACTCTTTCGATGAGTTGACCGACGATGAATGCGCCACTGGTGCCTGCCCAATCCGTTAAGGAACAACAATGGCCAAGAACACGATAAGCAAAAGAGATAAGACTAAGAAGTCTGCCTATCAACGTAAGGTCGAAGAGCAAGGGCGCGTGGTAACTCCGCGCGTCCAAGCCCTCCTACCTATGAACGTAGCTCAAGATAACTATATCAACTGCATTAAACAGTATTCACAGGTCTTCGTCACAGGACCTGCAGGTACTGGTAAAACCTTTATTGCTGCAGCTATTGCCGCAGATATGTATGCACAAAAGCGTGTCCGTAAGATTATCTTAACACGTCCAAACATTCCTGCTGGTAAATCGCTGGGGTTCTTCTCCGGTACTATCGAAGATAAGATTGCACCTTGGGTCTACCCACTAACGGAAGTGCTAATTGCTCGGCTGGGTAAAGGTAAGTACGAGCTAGCAATCAAGCGAGGTGACATCGAGATTGTCCCATTCGAAGTTATGCGTGGTCGTTCTTTTAATAATGCTTTCGTCATCTTAGATGAGGGTCAGAACCTCACCGCCCATGAGATGAAGATGTTTCTCACTCGAATTGGTGAGGAAACTAAGGTCGTCATCAACGGCGATATCTCGCAGCATGACCTTCAGGGAACTTCAGGCCTGAAGATTGCTATCGACCTACTACATAAACACGACATCCCTGCAGCCCACTGTAACTTTACTCATGATGACGTTGTTCGTTCTGG